AAAAGCAAAAGCACTTGGTAAGTCAAAGAAAAAACTCAAAGCACTTCTTGGAGATCTATAATGTGGCCTTACACAGAAGAAGAAGTTGAAGCTTTAAACTAAAATAAATAGAAGGGAGCAGGGATAATCTTTGCTCCTTTTATTTCTGGAGGGTAATATGGAAGGAACAAGAAGAGATTGTGCAGCATGTGGTTGCAGATGTCATTGTTATGAGCCAAATTGTAAAGAATGTATAAATGATGTATGTACACAATGTCGATGTCATGATACTCCTCCAGATTCCACGATACCAGACAGTTTTACAAGAAGGAACTAAACTATGAATATTGATCAATTACGAGAAGAATTGAAAATTGATGAAGGTGTAAAATATGAAATATATCTTGACCATCTGGGTCTTCCTACTTTTGGCATCGGCCATTTGGTTGTCGATTCAGATCCAGAATTTGAAGAACCAGTCGGCACTGCTGTCTCAGAAAGTAGAGTCAATGAATGCTTCGACAATGATGTTGAAGTCGTGCTTGGAGAATGTAGACTCCTCTACGATGACTTCGATGACTTGCCAGAAGAAGCTCAACTAATTATTGCCAACATGATGTTTAATATGGGTCGCCCAAGGTTATCCCAATTTAAAGGAATGAAACGTGGTGTTGATAATAGAGATTGGGAATCAGCTGCTGATGAAATGGTAGATTCTCGTTGGTACAAACAAGTAACAAATCGAGCAGATAGACTTGTTGAAAGAATGCGTGCCATTACATTCTCTGAGATTCCTGTATGATTGAACTGACTCAGTCAGCAAAGGAATATATGAAAAAGGTAGGACAACCAAATGTTCATCTTTCAGTAAAAGGTGGTGGTTGTTCTGGCTTTCAATATGTCTGGGATACTACTGATGAATCTGCCACTATAGATAATTTGGTGGTTGACCCAATGGCAGAAATGTTTGTGTTAGGATGCACAATTGATTACGTTACCGAACTCGGTGGCTCATATCTAAAAATAATAAATCCAAATGCAACCGCGTCCTGTGGTTGTGGTGAAAGTTTTGCAATATAAAAATGAAAAATCCTAAGGAGTAAAAATGCTTAAAAAATTATTAACTGCGGGAGCCATGCTTCTCGCAACAATGACCTATTCCCATGCTGCGGATCCATTTAAGGTTGGGTTCGTTTATGTCGGACCTGTTGGTGATCATGGTTGGACATATATGCATGATATTGGCCGTCAGGCAGTAGTGGCTGAATTTGGTGATGCAGTCGAAACTGTATTTGTTGAATCAGTACCAGAAGGACCTGATGCCGAACGTGTAATGCGTGGTATGATTGCTGAGGGTGCGGATATGATCTTTACCACATCTTTTGGTTATATGGAACAAACACTACGAGTTGCAAAAGAAAATCCAGATGTACTCTTTGAACATGCAACTGGTTATAAAACAGCACCAAATGTATCAGTCTATTCATCACGTTTTTATGAAGGTCGTTACGTACAAGGTGTGATTGCTGGTCATATGTCTGAGGCTGGTAAGGCAGGTTATATTGCATCATTTCCAATTCCGGAAGTAATTCGTGGTATTAATGCTTTTTATCTTGGTGCAACATCAGTAAATCCAGATTTTGATATTGATGTGGTATGGGTAAACACTTGGTATGATCCTGGCAAAGAAGCAGATGCTGCGAAAGTATTGATTGCTGGTGGTGCAGATATCATCACGCAACATACTGATTCACCTTCGCCTCTTGCTACTGCTGCAGCAGCAAATGTAAAAGGTTTTGGTCAAGCATCAGATATGATTCAGTTTGCCCCTGATACTCAATTGACTGCCATTCTTGACATTTGGGGTCCATATTATATTGAACGTATTAAGGCAGGTATGGCCGGTACATGGGAAACAAAAAACACTTGGGGTGGAATGGATACAGGAATGGTAGGCATGGCTGATTATACTAACATGTCTCCTGAACTTGTAGCAAAAGCAAAGCTACTTCAAGAGCATATCACAATGGGTCACTTTAAACCTTTTGGTGATCTTGATGATGGTGCACTTGCAACCATGATGGAATATGTCGACGGATTGGATGCGGCAAAGCCATAAAAAATAAAAATCTTGCAACATAATGGTTTACATTGTCACTGTAATGTGATATAATACCATTATGTTGTTGGAGGTTATATGTCATTTTATACATCAGTAGTTCGTTATTCAAACTACATGCTCTACCGTGGCTATGATAATAACGGTAAAAAAATATTTAAAAAAGATTTCTTCAAACCAACATTCTACATTCCAGCCCAAAAAGATACTGGTTGGCGTGGATTGGATGGCACACCAATTGGTGCAATAGAGTTTGAATCAATGCGTGAAGCCAAAGGTTGGCTTGAGCAATATGATGGTGTCCGTGGATTTCAGGTATATGGTTCCACTAATTACATTCATCAATACATCACAGAAAAATTTCCAAGAGATATTAACTTTGATCGTGATAAAATAAATGTTACGACCATTGATATTGAGACTGCATATGAAAATGGATTTCCTGATCCTAAGGATGCAGACCAAGAAGTTCTTGCCATTACCATAAAAAATAATATTGATGGCATCTATCATGTTTGGGGATATGGTGACTTTGACGAAGAAGCATCTCTTATTAAACCAGTCAAATATCGTAAGTGTAAGGACGAGGTGGAACTTCTGGTAGATTTTCTTGATTTTTATTCCAGACAAGATATTTTACCAGATGTATTAACCGGTTGGAATATCCGATTCTTTGATGTACCATATCTAATCAATCGTGTATCTCGTATACTTGGTCTTGATATGGTAAAAAAGTTCTCGCCTTGGGGTATGATTGAACATCGTACCGTAAATCGTATGAATCGTAAGGAAGAAACATATGAGATCCGTGGTGTACAAATTATGGATTATTTGGAACTATTCCAAAAATTTGGTTACACATACGGAAAACAAGAATCATATAAACTTGATCATATTGCCTATGTTGTCCTAGGAACAAAAAAACTATCCTTTGAGGAATCTGGTTCACTTCGTAATCTATATAAAGATGACCACCAAAAATACATTGATTATAACATGAAGGATGTTGAATTGGTGGATCGCCTCGAGGATAAGATGGGACTCATCACACTTGCCATGACTGTGGCTTATAAAGGTGGTGTAAATTATCAAGATGTTATGGGAACAGTTGCTATTTGGGAATCAATTATCTATCGTAAATTGATGTCCCAGAAAAAGGTACCACCGGCATTCTCTGACAACGCAACAAAAACCAACTTTGCCGGTGGTTTTGTCAAGGATGTTCAGGTTGGAATGCATGACTGGGTTGTGTCTTTCGACCTGAACTCCTTGTATCCTAATATTATTGTGCAATGGAATATGTCACCAGAAACATTGGTACGTGGTGTACCTGGTGTGAAAGCCGGTGTGGATAATTATCTTGGTTATTATGGTTCGGATCTAGATCCATTACACGAAGCAGTCAGGGCTAAAAATTATACGGTTGCAACCAATGGATCAACATATCGTAAGGATATTGATGGTGTTGTTCCATCCATTATTGTAGACTATTATGATGACAGACGCTCTGTTAAAAATCAAATGTTGGCTGCAGAACAAGCTTATGTAAAGAATAAAACATATGAACTTGAAAAAGAAATAAATCAATTGCATAACCAACAAATGGCTATTAAAATTTTGATGAACTCACTTTATGGTGCTCTTGGTAATCAATATTTTAAATACTTTGATTTGCAAGTTGCTGAGGCCGTAACACTTACAGGTCAGATGGTTATTCAATGGGCAGAAAAAGCCGTAAACGAAACTATGAACAAGGTGATGAAATCCAATGGAACAGACTATGTTATTGCTATTGATACCGATTCTCTTTATATCAATTTCGGCCCTCTTATAGAGCAATTAAATCCAAAAAATCCAGTCCAATTCCTGGATAAAATTTGTAAGGAACACTTTGAACCTATCCTGAAAAAAGCCTACGATGATTTATTCCATAAGATGAATGGACATAAACCACGTATGGAAATGTCACGCGAGGTTATTGCTGACCGTGGAATATGGACTGCCAAAAAACGCTATATACTTAATGTACACAACTCTGAAGGTGTTCAATACGATGAACCGAAGCTTAAAATTATGGGTATTGAAGCAATCAAATCCTCCACTCCAGAGGTTGTCAGAGCTAAATTCAAGGAAGCATTTAGGATTATCATATCGCAAGGTGAAAAAGATACTCAGAACTTCATACAGAAATTCAAATCTGATTTCAAATCACTGCCACCCGAAGCCGTGGCATTTCCGAGGGGTGTCTCGAATATTACTGACTGGTCAGATAGGAAAACTATTTACAAGAAAGGTAGCCCTATTCACGTCCGAGGTTCCTTGCTATATAACAAATACCTTAAACAGGGAAAACTTACCCAAAAATATGAATTAATTGAAAATGGTAGTCGTATCAAGTTTTGTTATCTAAAAATGCCAAATACAATAAAAGAAAATGTTGTGGCATTTCCAGATGAGTTACCAAAAGAGTTAAAACTAGATCGCTATATAGATTATGAATTACAATTTGATAAAACATTTATTGAACCGCTTCGTCTGATTCTTGATGCAATTGGTTGGACCGTGGAAGAACAACAAACACTGGAGGATTTCTTCGTATGACAAACTTTAAAGCCGTAGGCGAATTTATGAATACATTTGGTCAAGAGGTAAAGAATGACCCTGATTGGCCAAGTGAGGATGTCCAAAAATTAAGACTTGAATTGATTGCTGAAGAACTAGAGGAGATGTGGGATGCGATTGAAAATAAAGACCTCGTCAGTGTTGCTGACGCTCTTACTGACATTTTGTATGTTACTTATGGTGCTGGTCATGCGTTCGGAATCGACCTTGATAGATGTTTCGCAGAGGTACAACGATCCAATATGAGCAAGCTTGGTGAGGATGGTAAACCTATTTATCGTGATGATGGTAAGGTACTGAAAGGTCCAAATTATTCTGAACCAGACTTAAAAAATGTTTTACTTTTTCCAGAAAATGTGATATAATACTAACATGCTTTATCCAAAATATCCAATTTATATTATTTCGAAGGGTCGTTGGGACTCTCGTATGACTCAGAAAACTCTGGAGGAACTTAATGTTCCATATCGTATTGTGATTGAACAATCAGAGTATGATAAGTATGCAGAAAATGTTCCAGAGGAAAAAATCCTACCACTACCAACGGACTTTCGTGACAATCCAAAATATGCCATACCTGATGAGAAAACTGGTCTGATTGGTGGTTCCATACCCGTACGTAACTTTGTATGGGAACACTCAATCAGTGAAGGTCATAAACGCCATTGGATTCTAGATGATAATATGCGACACATATATCGGCTGAATCGTAATCTAAAAACCCGTATGACAACCGGTTCATCATTCAGATTACTAGAAGATTTTACTGACCGATATGAAAATGTAAAACTGTCTGGTATGAATTATGCATTCTTTGCACCAGCCACAGTTAAAAAACCACCATATTATACCAACACTAGAATTTACTCTTGTATTCTAATTGATAATTCATTACCACATCGGTGGCGTGGCAGATACAATGAGGATACAGACTTATCACTACGAGTACTCAAAGATGGTAATTGCACAATGTTGTTTAATAACTTTTTGGTTGGTAAAGCAGCAACAATGACTATGAAAGGTGGTAATACCGAGGAGGTTTATAACATTGAACAAACCGGTGACCGCCATGCCAGAGATGGTAGTGATTTTGATAATCGCCGTGAATTTGCAGATTCATTGGTTGCCCAACACCCTGATGTTGTCAAGGTGGCATATAAATGGGGTCGTTGGCACCACGATGTAAATTATTCTGTCTTTGTTCAAAAACCAGAGAAAAAGTCAGGTCTAAATATACCAAAGGGTATTAATGAACACGGAATGGTTCTAAAACCTATATCGCCAGAAGAACATGATATTGAAGGAGAAGAATATGGCGACCAATAAACTTAATGTTGATAATGTATCCAATAACCTGTTTATCCTTGCTGGTCAAGAAGATGAACGTACACCATATGATTGGGATGATATGCCAGAATTTGTACAAGAAGAAAATGAAGCCTTTGCCAAGATCACTGTTCGACTTCGTAGTCAAGAGGACTTGGATAAGTTCATTGAATTGATGGATCAAAACATCACACCAAAAACTAAATCAATTTGGTATCCAGCATTGGATCGTAACCGTAACTCACTTTTACGTTGGATGGACGAGGAGTAAAAAAATGCAAGTTTATGTGACAGATATTTTTGGCGATAATGTAAAAATATGGGATGATAAAGAAAATCCTAGATGTGAAATCTGTGCCATAAAAGGAAGAGCTCCAAGAGGAGCCAAAAATAAATATGCTGTTGAAAAGGCAATTTTATCGAAAAGACCACATCAATCAATAGCTATTGATAATTTAACAGCTGAAAAATTACAACAACCTAGACCACCAGAACTACCAAAAAATCATGCCTATGTTTGTAATAGTTGTTATGATGTTTATCTTACAAAACAAAGAGACAAAAAAGATATACCTAACACTTTACCATTGTAACTGGATGTGATATAATACTATTATGCAAATATCAGGTACTATATTTAAATCTTTATTTGACAACAAAACTCAAGGCAGGTTTGATCTAGCAAACTTTGACGCCTTTGAACGAGTACTCTATGAGCTCTCAGAGGTCAAACGTAAGGATAAAAAAGATGCATCCTTAATGTCACCTGCTACATATTTGGTAGATACCACCCGTAAGAATGATAATGTTATTGAATGGGCTGGTTGGTGTTGTGTTGACATTGATGACTATATTCCGAAAGGTAAACTAGAAGATGATTTACTTGGTAAGTTTGGTTCTTATAGGTTTGTGTGTTACTCTACTGCTAGTAGTACGGTCGACCGTCCAAAGTTTAGACTTGTGTTCCCACTTACAACATCGGTTGAACGCGATAAAATCAAACACTTTTGGTACGCACTCAACACAGAGCTTGGAGACCTCGCAGATAAGCAGACTAAAGACTTATCTAGAATGTATTATATCCCTGCAACGTATGCTGGTGCTCATAACTTTATTTTCAGTAATAGAACTTGTAATTATATTGATCCTAATGAATTGATGTTTAAGCATGAATATCATCAGAAATCAAATTTAAATAATTTCTTTGATAGATTACCTGAAGCCATTCAGGAACAGATTATTGAACACCGTAAATCAAAACTTGATAATACAAACATTGTTTGGTCATCATATAGAGATTGTCCATTCTTTCCTAGAAAACTAGAAGCAGAATATCGTCTTATTAACAATACCGGTTGGTATCATAAAATGTATCAAATTATGATTGCCATTGCAGGTAAT